CAGTGGCATCGTAATAATCCAGGCAACAAGCAAGTATATCAACATCCATTGAATGCACTCTAGTTTATATTTATTAATGAATATGTTTTTATTACCATCAATAAGATAATCAATGATTAAGTTGCGATAAAATGTATTAATATCCTGAAATGGATTAGGTTCTACATTTAGTAGTCTATCTACTGTGACTTTCTTGATTCCTTTCACAGGAAAATTAGTAGCCTTAGTTTGTGGACCAACTTTAACACGTATCTCAGCAACATCATCCACGATCATATTGATCGCACGATTAACTATTTCTAAACTCTCATAAAAATCCTGATAAGCTAATGCAGGTTCGAGACTTGGTATCTGCATACCTTCGCGCCCGACAATCCAAGGCTGCGCAGGATTCAGTTTCTCTTCTCTATTAGATAACCAAAAATTATACCAGGCCATTCTTTTCCTTTTGGATTTTTACCCAATTAGCCTGCTTCAAGGCTGTTCCTAATGCAGGATCTTTCCCGTAAACACTGTGAAGTTTTAGGTGATGGGTATGGCATAGTGTGACAGTAGCACGAAACAATTCATGACCATGTGAGTCTATGAATTGATCTCTTACTGCCATAATTTCGTCCGCGGTAGTAGGGTTCAAGCGATTCTTCTTAAGCCACCCATGTAGTAGTGGACTAAGGCTATAGTAGTGATGGAAGTCTAACTTCTCAGTCTCACCACATATTTCGCAGGCATCACCCTTATCATATCGGCTTTTAGCGCGATCACGAATATATTTTACTAGGTCCCGCTTTAATTCTGCCATAACATTTTCCTCATTCAAGTGATAATAACAACCCTAGCGTTCGTTGTCAAGAACTATTTACGCGACCTCGGCCGTTCCAACTAGAAGGTCGGAACGGCTGTCTGGAATGTATATAGAGCGTAACGGAGTGCGTCAGCCATGTGACTAGCCATAGTATGCTTAGGCTTCTCTTTCATTAGGCCAGGATTAGGATCCCACTGGTAGCTATCTAAAGATGCCAAGATCTCCTTACAACGTGAGTCCACAATTAACCTATCATTCTCTACGATAACGCCGACGGCAGCAATACCATCTAGTAGGCTCTTGCTAGCATTATTCGTCGAGATATCATAGTTCTGCGCTAGATCAAATCGTGTTTGCTGAGCGGCCGCATCAATGTAAATAAGATCCACCCCATAACGGTCTATCAGCTTACGAAGGACCGCAGCATGTTGCTCAGTGGTCGCCTCAGCTTGCATATATTCCGCTAAAGCATAGAACTTGTCAGCATCCCAATCATAAGCTATTACGCAGAAGGCGGTAGGATCGCGGAATCCCACGTCGAGACCCGCTATGATATCCATCTTGCTAGTATCAAGCTCGGATAGATCAGCCGTACACTTCTCGTAATTAAAGCTCCAAACCTGCCCCTCATAGGTAGTGAATGACGCCATATACTCTTGTTCGAATTCCGCACGAGTCATAGCACGACGAGCTTCCTCAATGTCAGCCTCACTAGTACGAGGGTTATCCAGGTACGTCGCTTTGATAGACGCCCACTGAGGAAACTCAGACGAGTATCCCCGCTGATACAGGATACTGAACCAGTTATTACGACCACGGGGAGTTGAGATGAAGATCGCCTTAGAAGTAGGCTTATCTAGTGTGGGACGGAGCGCCACGTTGAAGGCATCCATGCCATCAGAGAGCGCCGCCTCGTCAAAGATGATAAGGTCGTAAGAGCGACCCACGCAACTGTCAACCTGATTGATAGATCCCATACGGATCGTCGACCCGTTGGAAAGTTCAATAATCTTATCTTTCGCGTTGTCTCGGGTTACCTCTAGACCAAACTTCTTAATGAGTGACCTCTGCAGGTCAAACGAGATTTGCGACAGCGAGTAGTTCGGCGACATGATCAGGATCTGACATCCAGGTACTAGTGAGACCAGTTGTCCGATAACATTCGCGATGAATGTTTTACCCTGACGACGCGAGAGCGCCGCGCACACGAAACGGTACTTAGGGTTATTAACTGCGTTGATTAGTGCTATTTGCGACGGCAGTGGGTCTATAGCGATCAGCTCTAGATATTTCTCGACGCTGAGCTTCAAGTAACCTTCGTAGTAACTAACGATTTTATCACTAGGAATATCTGCTCTACTTACCTCCAAGTAACTTCTCCATTAGCTTACCGTAGTTGCCATCGCCATTGATCTGAACATTTGTCTGGTTCTCGATGACTTTCGTTGTCTGAGCCTTAATCTCGTCCATACGCATCTTATGTACCATCATCAGAATGTCTGCTAGATCCTTACTAGAGTAGACACCGGACTCGGCTGCTTCTTCCAGTTTTGATTCAATTATTTGGTCGAATACAGCTGCTAACTTACTGCGATTGCGATAGCCCATATCTAGGTACACATTATCTAGATATGCGCGCACATCCTTTTTTGCTAGAATTTCTGTGACGGCGTGCGATTGCATTCCGAGGGCGGCGCATACTGCTGGTATGCTTCCTTCCTCAAGATATGTATTGGCTACGACAAGCCATTCCGGGGCTGGGTAAGTTAGTGCTTTCATGCTCTCAGTATGGGGTGCTTGGGGTCGATTGTCAAGAATTATATTAGACGTGGTTGGCCTACTATAAACACCGATGTTGAAAATTTTAAAAAAAATTTTTTACGCGTGAGTGAGCTCCATGCAACCACAGGTTGTGGAGTCTCCTAACCGCCCCCAGCTATGGTTGTATGTGGGAAATCAATGCAAATCTTTTTATGTATTAAATTAATTTATATTTATATTAAGCCGGCCCTGTGGCATTTATGCAACACTAGGCGATCACGTTTTCGTGATCAGCATGGCTGAATAAATGTGTTGACTCCCAGCCCATCGCGGCTTATTATACATCATCAACAACGGAGAACGGTTATGGAAAAGGCAATCAACTACACGGCCGAACAAGAGGCCATGATCCGCGCTGCTGCGGCCGATGGTCCTCTTGACTTGGAAAAGGCCACGGCCCTTGCTACCGCTATGGGTAAGAAGCCGCGTTCTGTTATCGCTAAGGCTGTGCGTATGGAAATTCCTTACGCTAAGCGTGTGCCTACAACTAAGACGGGTGATCCTATCGCTCGTAAGGAATTGCTTGTTGCCCAGATTGGGCACTATGTCTCTGGCGATCTCGCCGGACTGGAGAAAGCTAGCAAGCCCGCTCTGCAATCTATCCTTGCGGCTCTGATCGCTGCGAATATCTGATCTAATACGGGGAGAGCAATCGTGCTCTCCCCGCCTTTACTTGGGAATACTCAATGAATACTCAAACCAAAGATAAGATACAACCTAGCGAGGTTGGTGGCTGGGTCGGTATGTGCCTGATTCATGGCGCTACCCTTCCCACAACTGTAGGTAACATCATGGGGTGGACTCATACCTTGCCGCCATTGTCAATGGTGCTGTTGGTCTGGTCTGGCCTTGCCCTGTTCCTATGGCGCGCTATTGCTCGCCGTGACTTCCTGTATACCGTAAGCAACGCTATCGGCTTTACACTGAATAGCGTGTTGCTTGCGATTATTGTATATCCTCACGCCTGAAAGGTACGACTATGTTCGACGCTATCGGTAAGGTTGTGGTGTGTTTGGTTGGAATATTCCTCTGCTATATTATACTGCTAGAGATTAGGCGTTATATCAATTCTTATATTGGCGCGTATAATATTGTTACTTACTGTATGCACGAAGGATTGCAAAAGAAATATAGACAGATTATACCTATTGTTGTTCTTGCTAATACTATATACTTTAAAGGCCGCGGGTCTTATTATTGGTCAGGGGAGAAAGACAATAGAGCCGTCAAGGTATATGGCAACGGAACAATAAAAATTAACTATACTGCCGAGGATTACTAGGGGCGAAAGCCCCTTTACTTTTAGCTGCATATGAGAATGATTCGCATTTGCAAAAGATCCTGTGGATAACTTTATTTTAGGGCTTGACTTGACAAAAAGCGGAGGCCGAAGGACCCCCGTTTTTTAGGCGTGTCAAGCCCTTTTTTATTTTTATTTTTGCCTATTTTTTAGGCAGCCAAACGCGCCGATTTTACCACACGTTTTGCCGCGTGTCAATAGCAAAAATTATTACAAATTTGTAATGTTTTTTATGTCGATTTTGCTTGCATTGCTAGGCCAGCCGGGTTATTATGCATCATGAAAAAAGGAACACAACAAATGCAAATGGCGATTTTCGACCTTGACGGGACTGTCATTAACTCTGACCATCGCAAGGCGACTAAGCCTGACGGTTCGCTTGACCTTGAACACTGGTTCGAGAATAACAAGCCTGAAAAAATTGCGCTTGACGGGCTTTTTCCGCTCATTTATGAGATGCGCGAAATTTACGACTCTGGCGTGTGCGTTATCATCTGCACGGCTAGGACCTTGCAAAAGGCCGACTATGAATATTTCGCCCGGAATAATATTCCCTTTGATTATGTTATTTCGCGAGCCCGTGGTGATATGACTCCCGACGGTGAGCTTAAAAAGGCAAAAATTGCCGCTCTACTTCAACGTGTTCAAGTTGACGCGGAAAATGTGGAAATGTGGGATGATAACGAAAGCGTCATCACTGCAATTTCTGAGATTGGCGTTAAATGCCATGACGCTAAAAAATATAATAAGAATTATCGCCACAGGGCTTGAAAAGCCCGCTCCTAACCCCTATATATAACTTATGGCAATGAAGCCAAGGAAACCGAAAATGTCTAAGAAATACTTCCTTATCATCGATACTGAGACCACGCAAACCGACAAGGTTGCGGATTTTGGAGCGGTCGTGTGCGATAAACAAGGCCGGATCGTTGCCGAATGTGGCGCTCTCGTACGTGAATTTTATTGTGATTCCGAAGCCCATCCGCTTTTTCACACTAAAGACGCAGACCCGCTTTGGGGCAAGGCTAACTTGCCGAAACGCTATGCGGAATATGATCGTATGTTGACCGATGGTCGCCGGATGCTCGCCAGCGTTGCCGCCGTCAATTCTTGGCTTTCTAAGGTTAATTCGAAATATCGCCCAATTGTTACTGCATACAATCTTGCGTTTGACCGTTCTAAACTGTCTAACTCTGGAATTGACATTTCTATATTCAACGAAAGCTTTTGCTTGTGGCACGCTGCGGCGCGTAAATGGATGCACACTAAAGCATATCGTCAATTTGTACTTGATAACCATTGCTTCAATACTCCAACTGCTAAGGGAAATATGACTTTCCAAACTAAAGCCGAGCCTATGGCTGCATTTGTTCTTGGTGATGCTAACATGCCGAAAGAGCCGCACACTGCTCTAGAAGATGCTCGCGATTATGAGCATCCTATTCTTGTGTCACTTGTAAAAAATACACTTCCTAAAGAATACATGCACGCAAAGCCTGTGACTTGGCGTGACGTTCAGGTAAAAGACTGGTTTAAACCGGTCTAATACTTGGGGGAAGCCGGGGGTTTACTTCCCCGGCTTTTTCTTTTACTTGCATTTGAGATTGAGAATCATTCGCAGAAAAAACTTTGTAAAAAACGAAAAAAAGACTTGACAGGCAAAAACGGGGGCCGAAGGGCCCCGTTTTTTGGCTGTGGTCAACCCCAAAAAACGTTTTTTCTTACTTTTATTTTTGCTTAAAAAATAGGCAGCCAAAGGCGCCGATTTTACCACATGTCGCGGCGGCTGTCAATAGCAAAAATTATTACAAATTTGTAATGTTTTAGGGCTTGCCTAACGCCGGCCTGTGGGGTAATATGCATCATGGAAAAGGGAAAAGACATGAACGAGATCTTCAACGAGGGCTATGCGGCTCGGATGCGTCACCTCAACCTGAGCGCGTGCCCGCACGCGGAAGGCTCGCACGAAGCCTTCATTTGGTCTAACGGATGGCGCAAGGCAAGCCGTGAACTTCTAGTTAGAAACGGCTGGTAAAAATAACTCTTGACACTCCCCTCTGAAACGTCTAAACTCTCTAAATCAACCCCTGAAAGGAAAACGAAAATGGAAAAGATCGCTAACTACACTGTCGAACAGGAAGCCATGATCCGTGCGGCGGCTTCGGATGGCCCGCTGAACCTTGAGAAGGCGACCGCTCTTGCGGAAGCCATGGGCAAAAAGCCCCGTTCGATTATCGCTAAGGCTGTTCGCATGGAAATTCCCTATGCGAAGCGTGTTCCTACCACGAAGACGGGCGATCCCGTCATGCGGAAGGAACTTCTGGTCAGCCAGATTGCCCATTATGTCACGGGTGACCTGACCGGGCTCGAAAAGGCCTCTAAGCCTGCCCTGCAATCTATCCTTGCGGCCTTGATCGCCGCGGATATCTAAGGGCGAAGGGTGGCATTTCTGCCACCCTTTACTTTTAGCTGCATTTGCGAATGATTCGCATTTGCAAAGAAAAATTCGGGAAAATGCATTTTAGGGGTTGACACGAAAAACGGGGGCCGAAGGGCCCCGTTTTTTGGCTAGGTCAACCCACAAAATAAATTATTTTTCGTGATTTTTTGTGTTGACTTATTAGGTCGGCCGAGGTATTATACATCATCAACAAGGGAATACGGAAATGGATTACGAAGCACTATCCAATCTCTACATTGAGCGTGACCGGCTCTGCGAAATTCTGGTTTCTCTGCACGTCGAAGACGAGGCAGGGGTTGAGGTCTCGGAAGAGATCGAAAAGCTTGACAAGGCTATCTATGCGATCCGGGGGATTCGCTAATGGTCCATGCATTGCTTACCGTCCTAGGCGTGGCCTTTATGGTTGTGTCCTGCTTGATCTCGTTTTCAGCGTCTGAGACTCGCAAGGTTCACGAATTTATTATGGCCGGAGCCACATTCCAATTAGCATTTTTGTGCTTGCTAGCGTTCTGATCTGGCGCTATATTAACTTCAGAAAAAGGAACTCTAAAATGACTTTCGAACAATGGAAATCTGAGGTGAATGCAAAGCTCATTCACTTTGTAGGTATCCCCTGCGACTTTTTCCCCGACTGGGGATATTGGGATGCTTGGAATGACGGCGTTACGGCCCATGAAGCCGCTATAGACGTTATGACGGAAAACGGCTTTATGGAACAGGCCGGATGGGATGACGAGGAACACAAAAATGCGCGATAAATACGTGACGATTCCTGAGGAAAGCGACGGCTTTTACTACGCCGTCGCCTACCAATACCCTAAGACAGGGACTATCGTTTTTGAATGCGTCCCGACTACTAAGGCTAAAGCTTTGGATACTATGAACGAAATGATCAGATGCAATGAAGCGACATATGATCATGAAATTATCCGCTTCTCAATCTCTAGCGTTGTTGTCGTCGAAACAAAGGAACTATGAAATGTGCTATGTAAATAACTACGCTATCCTTGTCATGAATGAATATTGTCATGATGATTGGTTGGTCAGATACGATAATCTGACTCTTGAACAAGCTAAGGTTGAGGCACTATCTCAAATTAATGATTATGATATTAAGCCCGAAAATGTTAGAATTGTTAGAATTACTAACATTAAATTCGAGTTTGGAATTATAATCTCGGAATAAAGATTAGAGCGGGGATTTTCCCCGCTCTTTTTTTACATTTTTTCGAAAATAAAGCTTGACAGGCAAAAACGGGGGCCGAAGGGCCCCGTTTTTTGGCTGTGGTCAACTAGGAAAAAGATTTTATTTTATTGTTGACAGGGCGTTGCCAGCTTGCTATTATGAACCATGGAAAAAGGAAACGAAATGCTCTGGATTGTCACTGTTGAGATCAACGGCGAAATCTTCTATCTTCGCAACACTGTATGGACTTCTGCTAAGGAAAGATGCGCTGTATGGCTGACTGAGGAAGATGCTAAGGCGGCCTTGAGGAGGGCTAAGCAATTCATGCACATTAAGGTTTTCAGGGCTGCAAAAATAACTCACCCCTAGACCAACTTAATGTGCACATTAGCTCTTGACAAGGAAAACGGGGGTCTTCGACCCCCGTTTTTTAATGCCTACATTCGCGCACATAATTTATTATCGGCAATCTTTTTTCTAATGAATTCAATGGCTTACGTTCTAAATGCGCACATAATTTGTTATCGGCAATTAGCTGTTCCTACCTACCTTAGGTTGCATTTGAGAATGATTCGCACAACCCCCGATAGATAAGCGCGCTCTGCGC